GGCCGCGTTACCCGCGAGGCTGCTATAAGCCTCAAGGGACCCGTAAAATCAATAACTTACGTCACAACCTCGACATTCTGAACGCTACTTGACGTTCAAACTCGATGGGCCACCGCGTTTTGATTGTTGCACTAATGGAACGCTGCACAGCGTCCTGCAAAAAGGTTTTAGGGACTGACGGGCCATACAATGCTTTGATCTTAGCGCGCGGCTTCTTGGCACCATTACCAACCGAATGCGACCGGACGGCATAAGACGGCACAGACACATTGCCGCGCGTGTAACCGCTGCGTTGATGCGCTCGCCGTGTATGTTGTCGCAGAGTTCGGCGCTGGCCTGTCGCTGGCTTGTAGTCTGTTCGGCTGAATACCGTCCGGCCTTGATTGCCTATGAAAGCGCCTTTGTAAATCTTACGATTGCGCCAGGCATTCGCAGAGACGCCGGACTTAACCTCACGCGCACTAAAGTTGATGAGGTTCGGAGCGTACTTCTTCGCTACGATCTTGGCCTCTGGCTGTGCTCGAGTAGCGCGGTAGATCGGCAGTCGCTCGCGTATGGATGACTTCTTCAGCCCGGTAACGCCGTTTATGTCATTCACGGCAGTAAGGCGAGCAGATACCGCAACACGGTTCAATGCGCTTGGCACTGCTGCTGCGATCTCTTGCTTGAACTGGAAGCCTAGACGCTTCTCGACTTCCTTGATGTCTACTCGCACATCGTATTGCATACGTGCTCCGGTGGTCGGCCTTTGAGTCTAATTAACCCTGTGCAGTGTGCCGGTCGGAGCGTCTGGTGCATTTGCCCCAGTCTGCCTGCTTATATCAACTTTTCGGGGCACTGTCTAGCGTCTCTGCAACTTTTCTTTCCGCTGTCTCTACACGGCGCATGAGAGTCCGCCTGCTGATGTTGAGACGCTGCGCCTTGAGCCATAGCGGGCCGGTGCTGACGTAGTAGGCAATAAGAGGCTGCTTCCACGCTTGAGCAAGCCTTGCGACCGCCTGCTCAGTCTCTAGGATGTCATCGGGTGCCATCCCTGCGCCCGATCCCTTGCCGCCCGTATTGGCCCACGTAAATGCTGCTGCGGTCGGATATCCCGTCACTGGTCGGCCCCTGCACCATCGGCCCCATTGGCTCAACTTTACTCGTGTGTACTCAATCACCGTGCCGCCTCCGGCTTTACTTTCGCGTTGTACCGCTCCCACAAGTCCTTGACGACTTGCTCAGGTTCCCTCGCCTCGATCCATTCGCCTCGCGGCTCCCAAACGGATCGGGCTATCTCTTGCGTTTCGGATAACTTGCCCGACTTGGACTTGATCTCAAGCCAGCAGACGAAATACACAACCTCGCCAAATGGCCCGACTTGGGGCAAAGGGCGGAGCGCCAACTTGTCGGGGATGCCTAGCCCGGCTTTTGTGTAGTCGATCAGCGAGAATCCAGCAGCCTTGACCGCTTCGGATATCTCGCCGTCGTTCAAGTCTCGGCGCGCGGCGTGTCTCACTTGGTGCCCTTCTTGAGTATCTGACGCCGCCCCTCTCGCGTCATGCTCAGCACTTGGAGCCGGTCATAGTCTAGATCGAGCATATCGCACACCCAGCGCATCGATCCGACCCCGGTCTCGCCGCTGTAGACGTACTTCTTGGCCCCTCGGTCATAGGATCGGCGGTTAAGGTCGGCGATTGCTGAATACAGCACCGATGCCCAGAGCGCCCGATATGGCTGATCGTTCACCAATTCGCCGTCTGCCTGGCTAGGTCTATTGCTTTGCATAACTCCTCGATGATGGGTTTAGTGGTCTTTCGCAACCGGTACAGTTCGCGCTTCTGTTCCCGTCTACGGTCTCTGAGTTTCTCGGCGTGTCGCCAGTAATACTCACGAAAATACTCTGTCCTCTTGTTATCGAGCCTTACCGCCTCAGATGCCGCGCGCTGGGCATCTATGGGTAGGGATTTGTGTAGGTGGTAGTGGTGTGGCTTTCCCCCCACGGACTCGATCCCGCAAATAGGACAGTTACGGCGCATGACGTGTGCATGCCTCCTCTGCTTGCTCGAAGGTCTGGTACAGCCCTAAGCACTTCGGGATGCGCCGTCCGTCCTCATTGTGCGTCCAAGCCACGTATAAGCCTTCTGGTCCGTTTTGGTCTTGGCGGATGGCGTAGGCGCGGCAGGCGCTGACGTGGCCCCAGAATGGATGAGAGATCCATTGGAGTGGTTGTCGGAGGCGAAATGCGGCTTGAGTCATGGCGTGTCCTCGTCCGTGGCCCACTGCGGCTTGGTGCCGACTTGGCCTTCGGGGTCTTGGTAATGCAACATCCTTGCCCCAAAAGTTTGTTGCAGCGTCCGAATCAGCCGGAAGTCATCCTCGCCTATTTGGGCAAGCATCCTTTTAGCCAGTGGCGTTTCCGCAACTGGTTGCGCCAGCGCAACACCTTTGGGCTTATCTATCTTGTATTTCATCTACCACCCAAAATGTCCGGGTCATGTCCGAAAGTCCGAGACCATAGGTCTCTCGGACATTTCGGACATAAATGACCGTCCGAAAACGTCAAATTCGGACACTTTCGGACATTCGGACATCTAACCTCCCGCAAGCCTTGACCCGCCCACGGTGGCAACCATAAACGGCGACAGCATCAACTTTTCGACCGCATCGTGGACAGATTGGCGGCTCAAGCCACACTCCCTACCCACTTGCCGCATCTCCTCCATCGTCCAAACAAGTTCACCCTCGGCCCTCTTTTGCCTCTCCCTCAACGCCAGCAGGATCGTTTTTTGAGCCTTGCCCTGCGGCAGTTGTGCCGAAACCGGCTTATCGCCATGCGCCACAGCCTCCCGCATGACAAGGCTAGTGAGCCTCTCCCCATACCGATCCGCCGCCCCAAGGTCGACGATCTCCGCCTCATAAGCCAAGTTGGACAACTCGCCAGTGTCCTTAAACCGCTGTCGAGTGACCTCAACATGGGTATTCGGTTGCGCCGCGCGCTTAACAATATACTCAGCATCCGGGTTTGCCATGAGCGCACTCGCGCCTCTCGGCCGGTCAGAGTCCCCGTGCCCACTATGCGCCACGATCAAAACCGTAGCGTCATAGCGTTCACGCACAAACCTACTCAGTTGAGCCAAATACGCCGCAACCTCTTGGTTGGAGTTCTCATCCATTCCGGCACTAAATTTTGACAGCGTGTCAACAACAACCATTTTGGGAGCAATCCCGGCCGCATCAATCGCCTGCACTAAAAGTGCCATTTCCTCATCGCGGTTAAGGTTCAGCGGCCGCTCAAGCGCCAAGATTGGCAGATCGCGCAAGTTAACCCCGCCCCCAAACGTCTGCATCCATGCCTTCACACGCCGCCCCAGTCCGCCGCCCTCGCCAGAAAGCAACGCCACAGGGTGATTGTCCATCGCCACCCGCATTGCCCAGTCCAAAGCGATAAACGACTTGAAACTAGCGCGCGGCCCGGCAAGAACCGCAACGACCTTTGCCTCAATGACCCGGTGCAGCAACCACTCCGGCTCGCGGTTCTCCTCGACAATATCCGCGACGTGCCGCAACTCAACCTTGAACCCTAGGTTCGCCTCAGTCTGCGCCGTGATGGTTTCCACGGTTTCCGGCTCGATGTTCCGGATCAATCCTTGGGCCTCTGGGAACTCCATAAGCGCCTCTATCGGCGAGGATGCCGGGAGGTCTGCCGGAGGCTCGGGAGTTGCGCCGATTCGCGGCTCAAAAACCGTCCCGCCAAACTTCCGCACGGCGCTCGATGCCATCGGCTCAATCCGGCTACGTAAGTCAATGCCATCTGCGTTTAGGCTGCTTCCCTTGTCGAGCAATTCACCCAAAGCCGCCACGATGTCATCGTAAGCCATGCCGCGCGCAGCCCAGCGGCTAGTCAACTTGAGCATCGCCTCGTAGCGCCCTTCGCCACGCTCAAAGCACTGCAGCAGTTCTTGATTGCTGCGCGTGTCGCGCCCTGTTTTCGGATCGCTCGTGCCACCCACAAAAAACAAAGGTTCAATGTCTACAGCCTGGTCAACGCAGCGACCGTGAGCCTCCAATACGATGTATTTTGCGCCGCGAACCTTGCCAAAGTAGAAACTCTGCGAGAGCGTGAAACTTTCTCGCGTGGCAATCCCAAGTAACGCGCGATTCGCCCGCGCTACAAATCTTGCGCGATCAGTGGGCGCTGCTGGCTCAGACAGCGGAAGCAAAGCGCGCCACCTCGGAGCGCCGTCTGTGTAACTTGCCGAGGTGTATATCAGAGCCATAAACCCAGCGGCCTGTAGCCTTTTCTGCGCTTCTTCCGGCGACACTTCCTCGCCGTCATAGTCTACTTCCACCCCGAAAACGCGCTTCACGTTTGCGGAATGTCTCAGCCCGCCACCATCGCTCACGAGGTCGCCATACTCGCACAGGCTCAACAACGGGCAACTTGCCTTAGCAATATACGTAGGCGCTTCGGCAATGGCTTTGACCAAATCCGTCCACGCAGCGTCCGCATACTCTGTCTTTTCGCGCGCCTGGACGTTTTGAAAGACCGTGTAAGTAATCAGCGGCCCGCTATCGTCGATGCTTGTCATTGTCTTTCTCATGCGCGCTTCACGCCTTTTTTACTGTTACATGACCTGCACAGAATGCCCAACTTTGCCGCGCTTTGGTGGTAATCTCTCCACCGCTTCTCCTCAGCATATTCCGAAAACTTAAACCCAGACCCGTTGCCCTCCTCAATTTTCGGCACGCCGTTTACGTCAATGTAAGATGACATAAGGTGCGAAAAGGGAGGCCAAACGTGATCGACGGTTAATGACTCCGTAGTAGCGCATGAGTCACAGCACTTTTCAGCATTGACGGCGTAATCAATAATCTGTTCTGCAACTGATGCGCGCATTGCTTGAGTAAGCCGCGCCTTTATGTGCCTGTCAATGTCAATCTGGCCGATTTGAATTGCCTTGCGCCATGACCACCCTCGCGGTTCCTCCCAGTCATACGCCAACACCTCTACATGGCGTTCATTCGTAGCGTAGTTTGGGTCTATACGCCTGCACGCATAGCGCAACGTGCAGCCCGTAACGTAAGAAAAGTCATTCAAATCGGCATCATCAAACGGAACCCCAAATTCATTCCGGTCGATGATTTCCCTTGCCCGCTCCATGCGGGCCTTTTTAGTCATCTGTGTCATTTTTGCTCTCTATCTATACGCAATACTTTATGGGTAGATATCCGGCCTCAAGGCATTTCTCCGTACTCCCGTAGCGGCCTCTATGTCAAGTACCCGCATGACCGGCACGCGGCCAGCCTCGACCCACTGGTGAACAGCCTGCGGTTTTATCTTGAGTTTTCGCGCGAGCGCGGCCTGTCCGCCAGCCTTTGCTATGGCAGCAAGGAGGGCAGACTTAGGACTTTGGTGTGGTTGTTTACGCATACGCGGCCGAGCATACCGCAGGGCGGACAAGAATATCAAGCACTGCTTTTCAATCAAGTAGTGCTTGACACCCCGAAACCGGCATGGTTTACTACACACATGGACGGCGCAGTGCCGGGCCAGAAGCGATAAGAAGGAGTCAGAAGTGCAAGTTCAAATCATCGAATCGAAGCAAGTTGATTACGCCACAATCGGGCGCCACGTTTACGCCACGATGCAATGTGGCAAGCACTCGATGTCAGTATCTGTCAGCAATCGCAGCATCACGGCTGTGATGCACAACGCATCAAACCGCGCATTCAAGCAACTCGGCAAAACGTATCCGAATTTCGACCAAGCCATGAGCAACTACAAGTCTGCCGAGGCTCGCGCCATGATCGAAGCCGCGCGCAACCTTTGGAACAGCGCAGAGGTGGCGGCATAAGCCGCCCCTATCGGAGCCAACCATGTCAGATTTTTTCCTCACCGCAGCAACTCCAGCCGAATGGCTCATGCTGTGCAAGTTCCTCGGCATCTTCGCAGTGCTTCTGATTGCTTATGCATGGTTTACGGGCGAGTGGTGATGAGGTACTTGTCTGTTTGTTCTGGCATCGAAGCGGCTACGGTCGCTTGGCATCACATGGGCTGGACGCCGGTTGCGTTCAGCGACATTGAGCCGTTTCCGTCTGCGGTGCTGGCGCACCATTACCCGAATGTGCCGAACCTCGGCGATATGACCAAGTTCACGGAGTGGCATCGTGCCTATCAAGAACCCGACAAAAGAACAGCGCCGGAAGTGGAATCTGTACACGAAGTATCGGATTCGGATTCAGGACTACGAGCGGATGCTCAAGGAGCAGAAGAGTCTTTGCGCTCTGTGCGAGTGCCCGATGGAGCGCCCGGTGGTGGATCACGATCATGCGACCGGGCAGGTTCGCGGGATTTTGTGCCACCCGTGCAACGTGAAGTTGCCGGCGGTCGAGGACAGCGGCTGGATGATGTTGGCGTTCGCCTACCTGTCAGACCGCAAATAGATTTTGCCGATGTGGATCTGCTGGTCGGCGGTACGCCGTGCCAGGCGTTCTCCGTTGCCGGCAAGCGCGAATCGCTTGCTGACGCGCGCGGAAATCTTTCCCTCGTTTACATCAAACTGTTGGAGGCTATTGATGAGCAGCGATTCCGTGCAGGGCGACCTCCTGCAATCTGCATTTGGGAGAACGTTCCCGGAGTGTTGTCCACAAAGGACAACGCATTCGGCTGCTTCCTTGCAGGATTGGTTGGAGAGGAGGTGCCCCTCCAAGCTCCGCGCGGAAAGTGGAAGGACGCGGGTGTGGTCGTGGGGCCAGAAAGACTTGCCGCCTGGCGAATCCTCGACGCCCAGTTCTTCGGCGTGGCTCAACGACGACGAAGGGTCTTCCTCGTTAGCGTCTCTCTCCGACACCCTCGAGCGTGGGCCTGTGCCGCCGCGCTTCTTCCTTTCACCGAAAGCGTGCGCCGGGATACTCCGCCGAGCAGAGAGGCGCGGAAAGGAATTGCCGCCGGCACTACGCGATGCTTTGCAGGCAGTCGCCAATCAGACGTAGCCGCCACGCTTGAAACTACCGCGCACGATTACAGCCGCGCAGATGGGTTTAACATGGTCGCGCAGCCGGTTGCATTTCACCACAACGCGCAAGCATCGCAGTTGCCCAGCAAAAGCCGCAACACAAGCATTAGCGATAGTCTTACGCGGTCGCAGCAAGCAGCGGTAGCAACTTTTATGCAAGTCCGCCGCCTCACGCCCGTGGAGTGCGAGCGGCTGCAAGGCTTCCCAGACGGCTACACCAACATCCCGTGGCGCAAGAAGCCCGAGGCACCGGACGGGCCGCGCTACAAGGCGCTCGGCAACAGCATGGCCGTGCCGGTGATGCGCTGGATCGGAGAAAGAATTAATAGATTGGAAGTTAGCCACCCTTCCAATGCGTTACCCTCGGTGGCCGTAAAAATGGAGAAGTGAAAATGAGCATTTTTGTAAGCGCATCAACTGGCGGCAACTATCCCGAGCGCAAGCCATTGGAGGCCGGAGCCTACGCCGCCATATGCGATATGGTCGTTGATCTCGGCGTGCAGCCCTCCCCAGGCGGGCAGTTCGCCCCCAAGCGCACGCTGCTGCTGCGGTTTCAGATTCCGTCAGAGCGCGTGGAAATTACAAAGGACGGCGAGACCCGCAGCCTGCCAGCCGTCATCAGCCGCACGGTTGGCTTGTCATTGAACGAGAAAGCCACGCTCCGTCAGTTGTTGCAATCGTGGCGTGGTCGCGCGTTCACGCCGGAAGAACTCAAGAAGTTCGATCTCACGGCGGTGCTCGGCAAGCCTGCATTTATCAACGTGACCCATAGCACGAAGGGCGATAAGACCTATGCCAATTTAACTAGCATCATGCCACTTCCCAAAGGCATGGCCGCACCGACGCTTGAGGGCGAGGCGCTGTGGTATAGCACCGACGCGCCAAACCCGGACGTATTCGACAAGTTGCCCACATGGGTGCAGGACAAGATCGCCGGGCGCATCATCGACAAGCCCAAAGCCGCAGCACCCGCTCCGGCCGCTCCGGCTGCGTTCGTTGACGATGAGGTAGCATTCTGATGGCTACCGCTCGATATGGTTACAAACTAGCCGACGGCACGAAAGTGCCGTCTGTTACTACAGTCTTGAAAATTAAAGACCCAGGTGCGTTGATTAACTGGGCTTATAAGACAGGCCGTGCGCATGGAAACTTGGAAGGCAGGGGCCAATTCGCCCCGGCCAACTTGTACGACGGAAACGATGCGCTTCAGATCGGTACGTGCGTGCACGAAATGTGCGAGGCATTCGTCAAGGGCAACGATCCGACCGCGCACCTTGACGCCGTGATGGAGAAAGCAGAGACGCTGGATAGGGCGGCATTTCGCGCGCAAGTCGTCAGCGCCTACTCGGCTTTCGAGTTTTGGTGCAAGGGCACGCAGTTAGAGATCCTCGAATGCGAGGTTCCGGTACTGTCAGAGACGCACCGTTATGGCGGGACGTTGGACTTCATCGGGCGGCTGAATGGGCGCTTGGTGCTAGGAGACTTCAAGACCAGCGGCGGAGTGTACCCCGAATATCTGATCCAGTTGGTTGCGTATGCGAAAGCCTACGAGGAGTGCAAGGGCTTAAAGATCGACGGCGGATACCATCTGCTGCGGTTCTCAAAAGAGAATGGCGACTTCGGGCATCACTTCTACCCATCGCTTGATGACGATGCTTGGCCTGCGTTCCTGCATCTGCGGGCACTGCACGACTTAAACGAGAAACTTAAAAAGAGGGCTGCGTAATGGGCGAGCCAATGTACACCGACGATGACGAAATGTTCCAAGACCTAACTCACGACCCGGTAGATTCGCCACGTCATTACCAACTGCGAATCGGCGGGGTTGATGCGGAAATGATCGACGTGATCCGTTCGATCCTCGGGCAGCGCGGCACGCTGGCTTACTGCCACGGCTCGGCGCTCAAGTATCTAGGCCGCGCTGGCAAGAAAGACGGCGCACCGACGGCGCAGGATTTCCGCAAGGCTGCGTGGTTTGCGACCTATGCCGCGCAAATTGCGGAGGATTTGGAGGGCGAGGCAAATGATTAACCAATCCTCGCATGAAGCCCTGCACGCCATTGCCGATCTACTCGGTACTAGGCCAACCCCTGCAATGGTGGTGGCCGCGCTTGAGGCTGCGTACTCGCTTGGCCGGTGCGATCAAGCGATTGAGTCCACAAAGGTGGTGCAGAATGCGCTGGCTTCTTGACATCATCCGCAGGGTGCGGCGCTCACGCCGGGAGGACTGGCGTCATGTACCGCCGCCGAACTGGGCCTGTTCACGAAAACGCGCAGGAGGGCTTTACTGGTGAAGGTAGAAATCTGTCCAGAAAGCGCGGCCGAAATCACTAGAGCCGAGTTGCGGTTTACGCTGCAACTGTTCAAGAGGGATTTACGCCAGCGAAAGGCGGGCAAAGGATCACCCGTCTTCACGCACGATAAGGCGGAAGATATCGAGCAGATCAAGCAGCATATCAAGGCTGTTGAAATGCTCTTGCGATACTACGGCGGATAAGCGTTAAAAACCTACAGGAGAAAAAAGCGTGCAGATCGACAGAGAAAGCCCGCCGGGCGCGTGGCAAAGAGACTGGGATTCAAGAAGCCATACTGAGACGGAATACCGGCAAGAGATACGAGAGATGCGAGAGCGCATCAAGTGGTATGTGAAGCGCATTGACGAACTGGAATCCGAGGTTCGCGAACTGCGATCTAACGATGCGCGATGGGTGCAAGAGCCATGACTGAACAACCCGAAGCCCTGCGGCTGGCTGATTGGGCCGCGTCATACAGCACGACCATGCACAACAAATGCGCCGACGAACTGCGCCGGTTGCATTCCGTGAACGCGGAATTGCTGGCGGCGTTGAAAGATATGCATAGCGGATGGAAGTACATTCGCGAGACTTACGGTGATTTATACGGCGTTGGTTGGGACAGGGCGCAGGACAAGGCAGAAGCAGCCATCGCCAAAGCGGAGGGATGGACATGAGAGTCCGCGTAACGCAATTAACGGTCGTCGCAGACGACAAGCCGATCTTCGATGAGTCCGCCACACAAGTTGAGATAACAGACGAGGGAGGCGGTGAGTTCGTACGGATCAAGCAGACCTGTGCTAATGAGGGTGAAGTTAAGATCGACCCCCATGAATGGGACAGGGTGCGCGAAGCCATCGACCAGATGATTAGGGAGTGCAGGACATGAGCGACATAGAACTTTTGGAACTTGCTGCGAAGGCGGCGGGGATGACCATTGACACTCACTATGTTGATGGCGGGGCATCCGTGTGGGAAGGAGAGCGGCACCATTCGGACTGGATACCAGACTGGAACCCACTCGATGATGACGGCGATGCGCTGCGGTTGGCGGTGAAGTTGAAAATCAGTATCCATCTGCGCCCCAAAAGGGTGGAAGTTCTTTCATGGCCTCTCCCAAAAACACCTTATGGATTTGGCGGAACTCCGTTTCCGAAAGTCGAAACCGTTGAACCATACGACGATGACCCCTACGCCGCCACCCGCCGAGCCATTGTGCGAGCCGCTGCGGAGATTGGGAGGAGCATGAAATGACCACACAACCAAATATCAAAAGCCTAATTATCAAACAGCCGGAATACGACTGCCCGGTACATGGCACAATCGTCGGCACCATCACATTCAGCCGGGCTGATACCGGCACCGTGCGGCGGTTCTGCATGGAATGCTGCTTTGACAAGATGGTAGAGATCGGCGTATGCGAAGTGGTGGAGAAGAAGCCATGACCCGCGACGACATCCTCCGCATGGCGCGAGAGGCTGGGATTGGAAAAATGGTAGGCACGGACATGGTTCAGTTTACGCCAAACATTTTTGCACTTGAACGCTTCGCCGCCCTCGTTGCCGCAGCCGAGCGAGATTCCATTCTAAAAATGAGCGCAGAAAATTGGTACAAAACGCAGGCGGACTACGACGCCGCCATCCGTGCGAGGGGAGAGAGCAAATGACCCGCGACGAACTGAAACAACTGGCCCGAGAAGTTGGCGCAGAGATAACCGACTTTATTGATTACCACTATGATGACGAAGTGGTCGTGTTCGAAAAAGACCAACTAGAACGCTTCACCGCCATCATTGCCAAGACTGAATGGGAGGCGTGCCTTGAGGCAGTCAAGCGAGCCAAAGAGCATCAGATTATTTGGTATCCGAAAGGATCGGTAATTGATGCAAACGATATTGGCAGGATGTATGCGTACCAGCATGAACAATGCGTCGCCGCCATCCGTGCGAGGGGCAATTCGTGAACCTCTGGTGCGAACGGCCGATGACGCCGTGGCACGTCCGCCCAAGCCGCGTGCATGGCCTCGGCGTGTTCGCGCGAAAGTTTATTCCGCAGGGCGCGATCTGGTGGGCTGGAAAGCGTGAGGAAGTCATCGAGATCACGCGTCGCCAGTACCAGGTGCTGCGTGACTCGCGCCCGAGCCGGATGCTCGCCGACATCCACGAGCACAGTTACTACGAAGCCGCGTCTGATCGCTTGCTGTTTATTTGTAACGACGGCCGCTACATCAACCATTCGAGCACGCCGAATGTAGCCATGAGCGGCGACTGCTTGACCTCAATCGCGCTGCGCGATATAGACCGTGGCGAGGAATTGTTTGAGGACTACCGGACGTATGATCGGTGTCCGTGGGCGCGCCTGTGGGGCGACTTTGGGAAAGAGTTGGGAGTATGGTTAGCATGAAAGACGAATGGGATTTAGAGGCCGAGCGTATGCCGTGGCGATTCAATCCGCCGAAGCCGGATTTACGCGCGGCGCTCTTGCAAATGAGGTCGTTGGGATTTAACGCCGAGGCCGACTTGATCGCGGCCGAGGTGCTAGGCGTGCAGAAAGCAAGGGCCAAAGAGGCAGAGGCTTACATTCTGCTGTCGGCTGCGTGGCCTGCGTTGGTGCGTGCTGGCCGCATGGAATTGGCCGATCAGATTTCGCAATTCCTTACCGACTAGCGCCGGACGTGGTAGGGACTGGCCTTTTTGAAATGGTCAGTCTTGCATTGCACGGCCTGCTCGATTGGTCGGCCGACTGCCGGGTGCGAGCAGTGAAACTTAGAGTTTCGATATACGAAGAAGGCGCAATTCTGGCAGAGTTCCGGTTCAGCCCACGACAACTCTGTTATCAGTTCACGATCTAGCACGCGCATGGCTACACCGGAGCGCCTCGAAACCACGCCCTGCCCGCATCCACCGCGACGATTTCTGGCTCTAGCAGTCGCCCTTCGCGGTACGTCAGCACCACGAAACCGGACGCCCAGTTGAGCGGACCGGCCTCTACGTAGGTGAACTGCGGGCCTTTCGGTTCGGCCATCGTTCCGCAGTCCACGCCGAAGCGTCGGCCGCGGTAGTCCGCCCACGGGGTGTACTGCAACTTGTGAAGGTGTCCGTGGACGTAGTGCGTGCCCGCGCGTAGCGCCGAATTATAGGCCGCGTGGATACCGCCGCCGACGGGCCGATGTCTAATCACCGTCCACCCATATTGCTTTTCGTTCAGATGCACTGCCCATCCCGCGCGCCAGCGGGGCAGATAGTCGATCAATGTTGAGCCTGGCATCTCCTCAAGTTCGGGCACGTTGCTCGACAGGTAGTTCTCGAATCGCGCGTCGTGGTTCCCGATGGTGCGTAGCAACTGCGCCTTGCCAGCCGCGCGTTCAATCTCCGCGCACCGATCCTGCACTGCGTGTAGTTCGTCCTTCAATTCTGGTTGCTTTTCCCACATGATCCGCGAGTGCCGACTGATCCGCGCGCCGTCCAGAATGTCACCATTGAGGATCACGATATCTGGCTTTAGCGCCTTTGCCAGTTTGCAAAATGCCTCATGTGCTGGCGTAACCACGCCCGGCCAGTAGTGGCAATCGCTCGCAATCATCACCACGCCGTCATGCAGTTCAAGGTGCATTTCGGATTCGTAACGCCGCGCGCGAGTCTCTGCCAGTAGATTAGCAGCCTGTCCTGCTTCGGACTTGATGCCGGTCGCGCAAGTCGAAGGAATCTTGCTCGGCAATGCTATGCCGTGCCGCGCCTCAAGCGAGCGCCTGCGCTGGTGGACACTTCGCACCGGCAGAGACAGCGCGGTGGCTACTTTGCGGGGTGATCCGTAACGCATCCATGCGTCGATGAATTCCTCGTCGGTGAAACGCTTAGGCATTTATTCCTCAAAGGTTGTTAGAGACTGCTGGAGCAAATGCCCCAGTTGATCGACGAACTGTTCGTCTCGGGACAGCGGATGCGCCATCATGTCGAGCATGGCATGTGTCCATTCGTGGCAGAAGGTTTGCTGTAGGGATGTCACCGGCTGACTGCCGAGGATTTCAATGCGTAGTCGATCCGGTATCCAGATGCCTACGCAATCCTTATGCTTCCACCTGCTACGTGGAACGACTCGGACGGTGATGTTATGCCCAAGAAGTTTGAAACTTTTTGGGATTCCGGTCTTCATACAGTTCGCTGGAAGTGCGGAACATCCTTGAACGATTTCCAAAATCCGCCCCACTGGTTCTTAGGGTGCAGTGATTCCCAATACTTTCCAATCGGAGTTAGCGCGGCAATGTCATAAGTCAGTTTGCCGTCTTTGAAAAAGTTAAGGTCAATAGCGCACCGCTTTAGGTGAATGCTGTTCATCGTCTTGCTGCGGCCGGTCTTCACGTAAATTTGTTGTTGCTCGACCGTGCGCGCAAGTTCGCCGCCAGTGACCACGAAGCCTTGCTCGGTTGCATAGGCTACCAACTTGCCGACATCCAGCAGAAACGCCGCTTGCTCCGCGACTAGGCTCATTTGATGGCCTCCTTTAACTGCTCGGCCTTATCCTTCGACCCTTGCGACGACCCAAAGTAGTAGGACATGATCTGAGTTGCAACGGCCGACAGCACGCCGAGAATGTAGATAAGGATATCTTTTCTGCTCGGCTCGACAGGGCTAGTGTCAAACATCACGAACCCAAACAACAAGAAAGTCAGAAACACCACGCCGAGCGCAAGGATTGGCGTCACGATCTTGTTAATCAGCGGCGCATCCTTGCTGGTCGCAATCGCCACCTCACGCTGCCGCGCGTCGTTGATTGACTTTATGTCAAGTTCGTAGGCTGCGAGGTCTAGTTTGTTTTCCTCAAGTTTCAGCCGCAGCAGTTCTTCCTCGTGCTCCATCGTGGCAATCTGAACCATCGCCAAGTCCTCGGGCGACATATCGGGTTTGAGTTCGACGCCTAACTTTTGCTCTACGAAGTCCTTGCCTTTTGCCATGACGGCATTAGCAACAAGCCCAAGACCATTTTTTAGCAGAGGCGCAATGAGCGCAGCGACCATGGGAGGCATTACTGCTTGCCCTTTAACTTTTCGCGGATGGTCAGCGCGTGCGAAACCACCGCAAACAATCCGACAATAATAGCAATGATGCCAGCAATAAACGTGATGATTTCGTTTGCACTTGAGAGCCAACTTGTGCCCGCTGCTGCAATCGATACCCCTGCGGCAATGTCCGCGCCTCTGCTTGTGTTGGTCATGGTGGTGTTCCGCCTCCCCCGGTTCGCGTAATCGTTACCGGCACGTCCGCCGTTGCGGTCAGCGGGGTGCCACCTGTCGAATCTGTCACGGTGCAGCGGTAGATGCCCGAGACAAACTCATCCTCATTAAGCGTGGCGCTGAATGTCGTGGTCGCCGCGCTTGGGCTTGTGATGGTGAAACTGTCACCGGATACAAAAGCCCAGGAATAGGTGTAGGGAGTCGTGCCACCGGAGGCAGTCACGGTGGTAGATGCCGTCGTCAATGTGGCGGTTGTTCCGGTCTTGCTAAGTGTTGTCGGCGAGGCGCTCGCGGTCATTGCTACGCGCGTGATCTCCACCGAAACGACCGCCGTTTTCGTTGCTGCTACTGCGTCGGTCACGGTGCAAGTAAAGACGGCGCTATAGGTCGAACCGCTGGCAAGGCTTGAACCGGTAAAGGTGGTCGTGGCAGAGGAAGCAGAGTCCGCCGCAATTGATGTCGAGCCGCTAGTACGAACCCATGAGTAGGTATAGGGCGCAGTGCCACCCGCAGCCGTGACCGTCACAGAGGCCGTGGTAATAGACGTGCCGGTATCCGTCTTGCTGACAGACGACGGGGCCACGGTGGCGGTTAGTGACCCGGGAATAGAGTCGGCCGCAGCGGCCACGCCATTGGTCGCCGGTTCGGTGCCAGAGGTGTTCCCCGCATCCGTCCGCACGCGAACCCAGTAGTACCGGGTCGTGGTGTCGTTCTTCGGAATGAATACCGACGTTGCCACGCCCGACCAGATGCGAGTAGCCGAGGCAAACGGAGTAACCGAGGTGTACTCGTAAACCTCATAGACCGATCCGGTAGGCAGCACAGGCGGTGCCGTCCACGAAAGGTTAAAGCCGCTTGCCAAGTTCTTGGCCGTGAGGCCGGAGGGCGCAGACGGTACGTAGGTCGATGGCACTGGGGTGCTGACAGACGTCGGAGTTTCGTAATCCCCAACGACCGGATCGCTCCAGTCGCTTGAGTCTTCCTCGCGCACGACCAACTCGACGAATCCAGCCGGGTTGAACTGCCACGATTCGCAGCGGACGTATTTGTTAGTCCAGCCTAACTCTGCAATCGTGATCTGCCCGACATCGAACGGGCGGATCTTGTATGCCGACATTCCCGCGCGGATCGTCGCCACAGTGCCATTGCGGCTGCGGCGCGACAGTAGGATGGCGTGCCGCTGCGCCTCGTATTCGTTGGTGCAGGCTGCGAAGTCAACATCCAGCCATGCCTGCTCGCCGTC